CAGGATCGCGTCCACATACTGCGGCGTCCGCTTCACGAGAGCCTCTAGGGCTTCCATGAGGTCGTGAACAACGTCCACCCAGTGGTCGAACTCCTCGACCAGAATCCCCGCCGCCAGAACAGACTTGACCTCTTTGACGGAGTACCGGTAGGACCCCTTGTAGAAGCTGTAGTCCGCCCTCTCCTGGCTGGCCAGTTGGTGTCCGATGCCGACGATGGCCCGGTACTGTGCCCGGTCATCCATCTCCAGGATCTTCACGACTGATCCTCGCGATTCGAGTAGGCGCTCGTGGATCATCTGCTCCACGTCTTCCTCCTCGACGACTCCCGGCCATTGGAAGGCAACGGCTTTAGCTGCCCGCTTGATGGGCTTGGCCAGTTCCTCGATCACGTTGTCCTCTCGTTGTTGGGAGGGGGCCGAAGCCCCCGTCCCGTCGTGCGCGGCCAGCAGGGCTGGACGCTTGGAGCGGACTACGTCCGCGTTAGTTGTCAAGGGCTAGACCTCCCAGACCCGCCCGTCGACCGTGAACCGGCCTCGGTGGATCGGAACCAAGTCCGGGTGAACGTGCTGCCCGTCGATGGTTAGCAAGGCAAATCCCAACTGCCAGTTGCCAGTACCGCCCTTGAGATAGGCTGCACGACGCTGGTCCATCAGGTGGCCCACCTCGACCCCGGTGACGAGGTCCTTGACCACGCCAGCGAATCCGTAGGTGTTGGAGCCAATCCCCTGCCGGTGGGTGTGTCCCATGACCACCGAAGTATCGAACTTCACTGCCGCGTTCCGAGCGGTGTTACCCGCAATCGGGCTCAACTTGATGCCACCACGATGCCCGTGGGTGGTGATCCACCCCGGTGCGATCTTGTTGAACTCAGGTAGGAGCTTGATCCCGAATCCATCGAAGTCCAACAGGTTTTCGATGTGGAACTGATCCTGGAACTCGGCCAGGGCCGGCGCGTACTTTGTCAAGTACTCGCGTGGCCGTAGGTCATGGTTGCCCTCGTGGACCCCGATGGGACCGTCGTAGACGGCCCGGAGAGGCCCCAGGAACCTGCGCTTGGCCTGCTCGTTGTCCTGAAGCATCTGCTTCGAGAACTCCTCAGCAGAGCCCTTCGACCACCGCGACGGAGTCGGGTAGTCCATCAGGTCTCCGATGTGGATAACCGAGTCAGGTTGGTAATCCCCGATGAACCGGATGACCGCCTTCAACGCCTTGCGGTCGTCGTAGGGCATCTGAGTGTCGGAGATGACCACGGTGCGCTTACTCACGAGAAGCTCCTGGCCCCTCGATCGTTTCTACTCATGCGTTCCTTTCTTCAGACGCGATCCAGCAGAGCTGGTCGCTTGAAGCCCCCAGGCCGAAGCCTGGGAGCGGCGGCGGGCCTGAAGTCTGTTGGGGCTCACGGTCTACCCATCAACCACCTCGGTGAAGGGGCCGCAGGGGTCGTGGTTTGTAACGTCGACCAGCGCAGGAATCCACACACCACCGCCACGGACCCGGAAGCCCCAGTTTCCGTTGGGAGCCGTCCAGATGTCTCCGGAGCGGTCCCTGACCTTGACGGCGTATGGGATGGTGTACAGCGAGTCCCATTCGCGGGGCTGGCCCGCCTTCTCCGGGGTCAGCTCCCCGAAGGTTGCGTCCCAGTCGACGGGCTGGGTGGCTTGCTTCGCCTGCCAGAGCCGGGGACCCACCTCGGCATACCCGGCGATGTCCACCCACGAGTCCCGGTGGAGCTTGCCCTTGGTACGGGCTACCTTGAGTAGCACCATCATCGCGGCGTAGTCGAGCACAGTCAGCTCGACACCGAGGTACGCGGACCACAGTGCAACGATCGTGTCGTCGGTGCCGTCGTACGTGTCCTTGCGATCTCCGTTGACGAGGCGATTGGCCTCTTCGAGAATCGACTCGCTCACGGGATCTCCGTGAACGGGGCGTAGTCGTTCAGCCAGGTATCTGGGTTGTTCCAGTCCGCGTCCGTCCGCGTCCACGAATCGCCGTCACGGTCCGTGACAGCCTTGACATCCGAGGGGATCTCGTACGTCTTGTCCCACTGGCGAGGCTTGGCCTCGACTGGCTCGTCCTTCGTCTCGTAGACGAACGCCCAAGAGCCCTTGGCAAACTCGGCCACGTTGATCATCCCGGCTCCAACCTGGAGGTTGCCCAACTCGCCTTCGGTCTCGCCGATTTCCCAGTCCTCCGCTTCCGGGAATGACAGGGTTTCCCCTTCTGGGGTTCGTACATTGATTGCCATGCTTGTCCTTTCGAGAATTGTCAAGTCGTCTACCTGAGACGACCGAGTAGTGCTTGCTTTCCTTGGCTGATCACCAGCGAGTTAACGTCCTCCCCTGGTGGCATAGGAATTACCTTGGCGTTGAACAGAGTTGCTGCCACGGCGTTGGCGAAATTCAGCCCCGGCTCATCACCGTCAGCGAGGATGAACACGTCTCGGTAGCCGAGGAACGGCTCCTTGAAATGCGGCTTCCACGCTTGGGCTCCGGGCACCCCCACCGTGGGGATACCGCAGACTTGTGCTGTGATGGCGTCGATCTCACCCTCGGTGATCGCGATCTGCGAGCTGTTAGCCAGCAGCGCCAGGGTGTTGTACAGCCTGGGGCTGAAGCCGGCCACGTCCAAGTACTTCGGCTGCTCGTCGTCCAGACGGCGGAACCGCAGCTTGACTACAGCCCACCCATACTCCTGCGACCAGCGCAGATACGGGATGGCCAACTTGCCCCGGTACATCTCATGCCCAGGGAGTGGATCTTCCACGTATCCGAGCATGAACTTGTCGACCTCCTCGCGGATGCTCGGAAACGTCAGACCCCGTGTCCCCAAATACTCTTCGACGGGGCTTCCTGGGAGACTTTGGTGGTACCGGAGTGTCGCTTCCCTCAGAAAGTGCCTCTGCGATTCGCTTAGCCTCTGCAAAACTCACCTCCTCCTGCTCCTTGATGATCCGGGTCGCGCTGCCCGATACGGAGCACGCGAGACACCGGAATGCGTTGTACCGGTACGAGATGCCAGCACTGGCGACCCCGTCTCCGTGGAATGGGCAAACGGTCTTGATCCATTCCCGGCCTGTGTCCTTCGGCGGCTTGTAGTCCTCGAAGTACCGCTGAATCGCCTTGACGATCAGTGGAGTCACGTCAGGCATTCGCAGCCCCTGCTCCCGCAGATCTCCACATCGTGGAAGACCTCGAACATTGGCCTTGGGGTCTGGCTGAGTCGCCATACCGGGTCAGACATGACCCATTCCATTGCGGCCCAGTACTCGTCGGACTCCAATTCATGCGGCAGTTGCATCGTCGTCCTCCAGTTCGATTGGGGCGACCACGTAGATCCCGATCCGTTGTGCGGGCGGGAAGATCAGGTAGGTGATCGCCCGCCAGAGCGCCACCACACTGTCCCTGAGATGGCCCAGGACGTTCTTGTTGCAGACGGAGCACAACAGCCCTCGGATGAACCCGGTCTCGTGGCAGTGATCGACCGAGAGCCGTTTCCGGGCACCTGTGGCCCGCTGGCAGATGTAGCACTTGCCACCTTGGTATTTGTAGATCTCCCAGTACTGTTCGGCGGTGATGCCGTAGATGTCCATGAGCCGGCGCTCCCACGCCGCATCCTTGGTCTTCGACTTCCGGGCGCGGTGGTGGGTCGCACACCGCTTTCCCGGTACCGGCTTTCCGTTGCGGATTACCGGCTTGCGGTAGGCGGTGATTCCCTCGGCGATGCAGTCTTTACAGACTGGCGCGGGCATCGTCGTCCTCGGGATGTGTCAAGTACAGGGCATCGCGAATGACGCTCAGCGCCAGCTCCGGGTCTGAGATCATCCACGAGTGATAGCGACCACCGAGCAGCTCGAACCGGCCTCCCGTTGCGACAGCAGCGGATAGTCCCGCGTGCCAAGGAACGATCCCGTCCTCGGAGCCGTGGACGACCGTGGTACGGACGTGGCTGTGGATAGCCCACAGCGCATCAGTAGAGTCGCCTTGCATCATGGCGTTCACCGCCCTGGCGATGCCGGGACCGGACACCGACGAGCCCAGCCTGCCGATCAGGCTGAGCCGCCCCCAGAGCGACCGAATGGAGCCGGCCTTCCGCACATCCCCGTACACATCCTTCAGTGCGCCAGTGAGGAACTGAGCGCCCTTCTTGGGCTGCAATCGGATGGACTCGTGGAACTCGGCACCCACCGCTGCGTCGAGCAGGATCAGAGTGTCGAACGTCAGCGATCCCCAGTGCGGGTACCGCTGGGCCGCCAGCTCGGCGGCGATCCATCCGCCCATCGAGTGGCCCACCACGACCGCCCGAGCGCCTTCGAGCGCCGGGATCTGCATGGCAGCCTGGCCGATGACCTCGGCCATGTCCTTGATGGTGTGGCCCCACGGCAGCGAGTCGCTGCCACCGTGGTCCGGTGCATCGAACGCGAAGACGTGGAAGCCGTTGGCGGCCAGCAGCTCCAGCATCTCGGTGTAGGCACCGGCGCTGACGGAGAGCCCGTGCAGGAACACCAGCGGGATGCCCTGGCCCCCTTCGGTTACCGCCACGCGGAATCCTCCGTGGGTGACGACCTTGTACTGCTTCATTTCGCGTTCGCCCAATCGCATGACGGCCCGCCCGAGCGGGAGCTGTAGCCGGTGGCCTCGTAGATGCAGAGGACCTTCCGGCCATCGGGCAGGTTGACATAGTGCGGGTTGGACCGCACACCGAACGTCTCGTTGGGAGAGCTGCCTCCGTTGTCGGTGTGTCCGTCAACGTCGCAGCCGGTCAGAACGACACCGCAAAGAGCCAGTGCCACAATCAGTTTCTTCATCAGTTTCCCTTCGGGACGATCGAGACGACCGTGGGGAAGCTGCCGAGAAATCCGACGCGGTAGCCACCCGTCTTGATGTCGTAGACCTTGCCCTCTTGGAGCTGGTTCCAGGTGTCGTACGAGCTGAAGCCACCCGCCAGGGAATCCTCCACGATGAACGTGCCACACGACGTTGCCAGTCGCCGCTCGAAGGACGTTGTGGTGCTGTCCTTGGTGCCCGTCACCTTCTGCAGTACGTCCTTGTGCAGCACCGTGCAGTCCGCGTGGACCTTCTGGTTCATCGACGCACAACCGGACAGCGCCGTAGCCGTAATGGCCAGTGCAATAATGGTTTTCTTCATCCGTAATACTCCGCAAACTCTCGTGCTTGTGTTGTGAATGGTGCGAAGCCGTGGTTGACGACCTCGATTCCTGCCGCCATAGCCCGCGCCATGCAGTGCCGTGTCCCTACGCTCTTGCCGAGCGGAAAGGCATGGCACACATCGGCACCGAGCTTGACCATCTCCTGGTTGCGGACAACGCCGGCACGCTTGCCGAACCTGTCCCAGTTGGCTGGGTGGGCCTCTGCCGAGACGGGCCATCCCGCCTGGCGCATCCCCCAGGCCCACCGGTCAGCGATGTCATCTGCGCCGCGAGCGGCACCGTGGACGACGATGATGCCGTCCGGGAACTGCACCAGCTCTGAGTGCAGCGCGTTCCAGACCGTTGTCCTGGCAGCCCAATCCCGGCTGCCGGTGACCAGTACTCGGCGCATCAGTAGACCCACACCTTCCCGTCTGTGGACGTGGCGATGCTGGCGTCGATGCCCTCTCGGAGGGCGAGGAACCAGATCATCTCGGCCTGCTTCTTGCCGAATGGACACTCGTGAATCCCGCTGCGCGGGTAGCGGACTCCGTACTTCACCGACGTACTTCGATGGCCTCGTCCATCGTGTCGAGGAATCTGCGGACAAACCGGTTCAGCTCCGGGACCCAGATCACGTAGTAGTCGATTTCCCCCAGCGAGAAGTTGCGAACCTGCACGTCCCGGAAGTGTTTGTTCATCGAATCCACCTGCGGGCCATCCGGTCTACGTTCTCGTCTGAGACGTTCTGCGCCAGCGGGAACCGCAGCGCGGTCCCAGTGACCTTGGTCTTGACGACCTGCTCCTTGTCGTCCTTGCCCTTGACGAGGATCTTGTGGTCCCAGGAGACCGGCTTGGTGGCAATCAGGCCACCGAGGATCTGCTGGTGGATCGGGTTGGCCTTGCGGGGCATGGCGTTTGGCGTGATGGTCATGGTGTTTCCTCTCGGTTGGTTGGGAATTGTCAAGTTGGGGTCACCACGAAGATTCGAGTGATTCCCCGTAACGTCCGTCGTACCTCTCGGCGTTCTTCAACCACCGACGAGTCCGAGAGCTTGCAGGAGAGACGAACTCGTAGTCGGTGTAGAGGAACGTCCCAACGAACTCGGTCTTGAACTTGCGGTCCTCGACCAGGCCCTCGATGGTGTCCCAGACACGGGCGAAGGTTCGGCCCGAGCCGACGAGGTCGTCCACGAACAGCCACTTCTTGCCCAGGGTGCCCTCGACCGGGTGGTACGAGTGCGAGCCGTCGTTCTCCTTGCGGACGATCAGGTATCTCTTTTCGAGCTTGCGAGCCAGTTCGGCCACCGCCAGGGTGCCCGACAGCCCGGTGCCGACGAGGGTGTCGGCCTTGTCGATGTCGGTGCGGAAGTGGCTAGCGCGTTCGAGCAGCTCGTCTGGGTTGTGTACTGCCCTCATGTACGAGTCGGACTGGAAGTCCAAAACGTCTGCGCCCTCGGCGTTGTCGTACGGGCCGGCTACGGCGGGCCGGGGCCGCGAGCGCGGCAGGCGGGTCTCCCGAGTCTGAGGAGGGAGGGGATCAGACACCATCACCTTCTGCGGGTAGTCCGCGAAGACCTCGGGTGAGAGGTACGGCGGCTCGATGGGCATGGCGGTGCTGGCGGGGATCACCTTGTCGAGGCCCCACGCCTTGGCCGCTTCCTCGGCGGTGATGATGGCGTCCTTCGACGGCATGAAGACCTCATCGAACTGACAGGTGATGATCTCTGCCGCCTGGCGGTCCATCCTCTCCCAGAGCTTGGTCACCGGGTCAGGTGCAGGAGGGTAGATGCCATCCTCCGTCAGGGGGACGACCTGGCAGTCGTTGAAGAAGATCATGGCTGGCGGGCCTTTCTTTGGACTAGTTGGGAATTGTCAAGTCATGGACATGGGAAAGTCGTTCATACAGTGCCTTTTTCGACCGTGCCTCCCACTATCAGCCGGCCCGCGGCATGTGCCTCGGTCTCCTCGTCCATCCCCCGCTTGAGGGAGTTGATCAGCTTGGTACCGCGCATCTTGAGGACCTCGCGCATCTTATCCCCGTTCCACCCAGCTTCCTTGAGCCGCAACGTAGCTCGCGTCTCGTGAGGTGCCATCGGGCTGTGGAGCGACGGGTGGTTGGGGTCCCACGGTCGCGGGTTGTCAGGTCCGTACATCGTCATGTTCATCCTTCGGGAATTGTCAAGTATCTGCGAACAAAAAAGGCGGTCAAGCCACCCAAGCCTGGCCGTCCCATCGCCTGCCATCGGGCAGGTCGATGATGATCTCTCGATCCGGGTAGGCGTCCTTGTGCGCCTTGGCGAATGCCATTGCGGAGCGCCACGTCGGGAACGGGTAGCGCGACGGCTTGGACTGCTGGTGCCAGTCGGGCTTGCCCTTGATCGGCCCCATGTTGACGTAGTGGTACTCGTCCCGGTTCAGGACGATGTTGTTGGGCGATGGCATATTTCCTCCTACTGCCAAGGGATTGTCGGAGCCGATGGGGATGGTGGGTACGTCCGCTCCTGCCACCCATGTGCGGAACAGCGCCACACCTTGCCGTCGTGGGACATTCGTGTCCCACACCAGCAATGGGCGTCCCCCGGCATCGTCCCGTTAGTCGTCACTACCATCAGGCCAGCGGTGGTTTCCGCCGCCGTAGGACGGCCCTGGGCCGAGGAACGGACCCTCACTGTCCGGGCAGTACCCGGAGATCTCGGGGAACGGAATCCACTCCCCCGTGGAGTAGCAGTACGCCGGCTCGGCGTGGGCGGGCGGTGCGGACAGCAACAGAACGAACGTGATGTCGAACAGCAGTTGGGCGATCCCGAAGAACCACACCGATACATGGATGGCTCGTATCCTGTTCATCATCGTCCTAACGTGTCGGGGCACAGCGTGTGCTGTGCTGCGTCAACGATTCCGGGGATGTCAGCCCACGTCAGCGATCCCACGCCAATCTGGCTGGGCGGCATACCCGCCCGGATCTCCCGACAAGCCTCCTGGCCCATGAACAGCTGCCGCGTCTGCGGCATGATGCCGACGTTGACGCCGTGGTCGTGCAGGTAGCCGAAGTACTCACCAGCGTCTGCGTGAGCCGGGGGACCATTCGCTACCAGCCACATCAGTATCGCGGCGGCAGCAGCGATCAAGAGCACGATCTGGGCTACCTTCTTTCCCATTCCTCCACCTCTCATTGTGGTTATCTGTCAAGTGTCAGGCCATGCGAAATTCGCAGGCGTCGGACACATCACAGAACTTGCAGCGATCGACCTCGGGGTTGGGCTCGAAGTTACCAGCCTGGATGTTCTCTTCCAACTCGTGAAACTCAGCGGTGACTGCGTCCTTCGTCCAGTCGGTGAGATCGTAAGGGTACGTTGCCTTTCCAGACTTACCCATCCAGTAGTCCCCGGCTGCGGGCTGCTTGACGCCGTAGGTCTCGGCCACGGCCAGGGCGTACACCCCCAACTGAAGATCATCCCCAGGTTGGTTGCCGGTCTTGTAGTCGCGGACGACCAGCTCGGTCTCCCCGCGCTCGTTCACGACGCGCTCGATCACCGAGTCGATGAACCCAGTGACCAAGACTCCGTCGAGGTCGATGTCGAACCTCAGCTCGATGGCCGGCGTCCCGTCCGGTGCGATCCAGACGGTTTCGTGCGGATGGTTGTCGACCCAGGCGTAGAACTTCGCGATCTGTTCAAGCCCGATCTCGTACCGCCGCGGGATGTCCCTCTTGGCACCGTAGGGGCCAGACCTTGACCACCACTCGAAGTTCGGGGTGATCCTGGTGTACTGGCCGATCTCTTTGGCGTACTCGACCGCGAAGAGGGCCTGAGCCTCCGCCAGAGTCATCGTGAACCCGCTCCGGGCCACTGCCTCCAGGACAGTGTGAACCGCGCTTCCCTGGGGCAACCAGGCCGCAGGACGCTGCCACGCCCGAGGGTTGCGTACCCGAGCGAGGAAGTAGGAGTACGGGCATTTCTTGTACTGGTTGAGTTGGCTTACCGAGCGGGCTGGGCGCGGCCTTGGGTCGAAAGGATCTATCATGCAATGCCTTTCAATGAGCGTGCAGGATGCACATTCGCTCCATCTTCTCTGGGAGATGCTCCGGGGTTACCGGCTCTCCCCACGCCTTGAAGATGTCCACGAACGTGATCTGCTGCGGGCTCGGTGTCTGCCTCGGCCCCGCTGGATGGAGTAAAGCCACCAACGCTTCCCAGGTTCCGCCTATCACGGCGGGGTCCTGGATGCCGGCGTGAATCAGGGTCTCAAGTTCCGACCTGGAGATTAGGTCCGCCAGAGGTGCATACATCCGATCGGTGTCCCGCACGAGGGGGATTCGCCACATGATCAAGCCTTGAGAGGTCCCCAGGTTGATCGTCTGGGCAAAGGCCCATCCCGGTTCGTTCAGGCGGATGATTGCGTCGGGCAGTTTAAGGGCCTCGGCCATGACTTGAAGGGGCACGGAGTCACTCTCTTTACGGATCGGTCAGCGGAAAACGCCATATCATTCTTCCCTTTTCAGTTATATGCGTGTGCTCGTTCACGCGGATGAGTAGATCCCCATCAGACTGTCGACGCTTGCGGTAGGCCCAGCCTCCCGCGTAGCTCACTCCCTCGATCGGAGGGATGTTCGGGTCGAACTCAAGGACGAGGTTTTCGTCCCGGAGCTTCCTGTACCAACCACGAAGTCTCGATAACTTGTCGTGGCTCATACCGTATCCGCCTGTTGCGACATACTCGCCGTGGTCCCGAAGCCTCTTGAACGGAGAGGTATTTCCCATCCGTACCGGAACCTGAAACGGCCACTCCTCCATGACCTGCTCACGCGGTGTGAGCCGGCCTCCGTATGTGTGCTTGATCCACGAAACGTATTGGCGGGTAACGCCGTACATCTCTGCGATCTCGGTCTGGTTGAGTCCCTTGCCTTTTAGGGCCTCAATTATCGCCAGCGTCAGTTTGTTGTCGCTGCTCATGTCTTCGTCTCCCTCTACCGGAGATGCGGGGTACTTTTGCGCCCGTCACGTTAGTTGTCAAACTGGGATACGTCAAGGTTCGGGCCTCTCGTCAAGCCCCACCACTGCGGTGGGGTGGGCGGTAACGCGGGCTGTACAACTGCTGCACGAGGACATAATTACATGCCTGACTAACTAAATTCCGGGGATTCAAGTTCTTTTCATGTAACGACTGGTCAGAACCGGTGCCGGGGCCGAAGCCCCGGCGTCCAGATCGGCTAGGAGAGCACCTCGATGCTGCCCCAGTTGTGCTCCCCGATGAAGGTCAGCAACTGCCCCCAATCCTTGGGCGCGTAGCCCTGGCGCGGGGTCCGTGAGCCGTCCTGTGTCAAGAACCAGCGGCCTGCCGGAACCTTGAGCGCGGCGAACGTGTACGCCCCCCGGTACTTGCGGAAGCGGATCACCGAGCCGGTCTCCGCCGGCTCCTCCGGGACCGCAGCGGCCAGCTCCTTGATTTTGATCCGCGAATGCCCTGTGGTGAGCTGGTGTTGCTCAACCGCTACCGACAGCAGCGAGCGGCGGTACGTCTTTGCCTTCCAGGGGCATACGCAGCACTTCGCTTTGTGCGTCATGTCTTCTCGTTGCCGTCCGCGAAGTAGACGGCCCAGGAGACGAACTCACGCACCAGGTCAGCTAGCTTGTGTACCGGGATCTCCATAGGCTCCCCCACGTCTTTGGCCCAGCCGTAATCGAGCACTCGGCCATCGCTGCTGCGCCGCTCAACCCTCATGGTCTTCTGGACCTGGAGCGACTGGAGATGCCCGTCCTCGTCTACCGGCTGCACTCGGAAGCCGATACGCTCGACGTCATTCGCCATGTCAAACCTCCTATGCCTCAACCACACCCGTGCCAGGTGCAGTGGAATCCGAAGTGATCCCTCCGTGGCCCCTTGTCGTCGCTGTGGTCCTCGTGATGGCTGGAAGATCCCTTGTCATCCAGACCGCACGTTGGTCTCTCGCCGTGCATGACATGCCAACGGCTGTCAGCCTCACGGCTCTGGTGGTGTTGTGCCGCGTGCTCCGCACTGCGGTGCTCACAAGCTGGTGATGCCTTTGCGTGAGGGGCCAGGAGCATCCCCAGGATCAACGCCAGCGCGAGAAACGGCGCTGCCCTACCCGATGTAGCCATTGGCAGCCAACACTTCGTGAGCGACGGACACCGGCCCGCGGCCGGCGTTCCATGCCTCTCGGTAGGCGAAGTCGGTCAGGTCGTCCGGGTCGAACCCACAGACCGACCGGATGACTGCGCTGACACGGTTCTTCCAGTGACGAAAGCTCATTCCACACCTCCGTTGGGAATTGTCAAGATATGGACAACCGAAGCGCCCAGCCGATGTACTCGGTGTACGCCGGCGGGATGGATTCGTTCAGCTCGACTCCCTAGGTAGTCTGAATCCTTTTGGTGGGCGCGCATCTCATCTGCGATACGCTCTCGCCTTGCTGCCTCACGGATGCGGAACAACCGGGCCATGTCTTGTGCTGTGCGCTTAGCCACGCCTTCTCCCTACATCCAGGGTGGGATGCCAAACAGCTTGCGTCCCAGCCAATCCTTGAAAGCCTTGATCACCGCGTCCATTCCTTGCGGAGTGACGCCTTGACGTGTTGACGGTCAGACTTGGTGTGGCCCTTGCGCCTTTGGTCCTCGTGGACACCGGCAGCACGGCCCTGGCCAAGCCTCTTCTCGGTCATGGTGCGGGTGTCGATCATGCTTTCTCCAAGAGAGCCTTGAGCTGGGAGATGCCCTTGGCGTCCAGCTCGACGATGTCGACGTGTAGCGTCTGTAACCACACCTTTCCGCCTCCCACGGACACGTGCAGCTCGTCACCGTAGGTGTCTTTGATGTTGCGGTGGATCATTTGTCGTCCTCCGTCCAGCAGTCACCTACGTTGAGTCGGTAGTCGACACTTGCGATGGGATCAGACTTGCCCGAGTCCCACAGCTGCCCGTTGATTCCGAGAAACCTCACGGTTTTGGACTTGGCGAAGTCTTGCATCAAGCGGTGCTTGCCTTTGCGGCCAGCCGGAACGCTCATGCCGTATGCCAACATGGTCATGCCTCTTTCAGTGCGTTGTTGGCCCACTCGATGGCTTCACCCAGCGGTAGCTTGATGAAGAACACGTCAGATCCGACGTGGACCGCTGTCACCGTGGCGGCAGAAGTTGCCATGTGGGTGATGAGGTGGACGTTGATGGCTATGTACTCGCCGCCTTTGGCGGGGAATGAGACGAACATGTCTTGATGCCTCTCAGACGAAGTAGTCGGACGGGTTACTGTCCCAGTCAGGACCGAGATCCCTCCCGCTGCAGTCGATCTCTTGCGTGTAGAGGTTGATCTGGCAACCCTCGGGCCATGTGATGGTGCCGTCCGGGTGGCGGTAGCCATCGCTCAGTTTCCATGCCTCACATGGCCACAGAGCGACCAAGACTCCACCATCGTCATAACACCCCGGTGTGTGTCCCCAGTCATCACTCTGGGGGCCACAGACCCGGTTGCCATCGTCAACACACGACCAGCCTGGGTCATCCTCCTGGGGAGAAGCCGAACCCTCTGGCGCGTACACGCCGGCCGTCACCACACCCGCGACCACGATTGCTGTTGTGGCCCATGCCTTTGTGACGATCATCCTTATCCT